GCTCAGGGGAATAAGACCCAGTCCACCACCACGGCAGCGGTTGCCGCCGCATTGCCGAAGATGGTGAAGCTTCCGGACGCTGAGAGCACGCGCGGCACACTGGTCAAGGTCGCGTCGGCAGCGGCCTGGTTGATCTTGCAGCCGACGTGCGAGCTCGCCTTGCACAGGCTGTTGGTGATAACGACGCTCGAGGCGGCAGCGGCGATGGCGCAGCGGCCCGAAGGCGTGTTCGCCGTCGCGTTGCCCGGCGCGCCCGAGGTGTCGGTCGAGGTGAGCGCAACGCCGGACCCCGGTTGCGTCGCCGCGAGCGCGGACGCGCCGACGGTTTGGATGTCGGCGCCCATGCCGCTCATAGGTAGAAACTCACTTCAAGCTGACCGCTCGCTGCGGTCTGGATGAACTGCAGGTTCGCCGGATCGCCCGCGTAGTCGAGTTCCGCGCCGATGGCGAGCAGCATGCCGACACTCACGGTCGGCGCAGTGCCGTCATCACGCCAGCGCACCGACGCGGTCCCCGAGTTCTGGATGATCGTGTAGCCCACAGGCTGATTCAGCACCGTCTGCGGGACACTCTGCCCAGGCTGCACCCCGGGCACCGTGATGGTCGGGATCGTCAGTTTGGTCGCGCTCGCGAGCGAGGTGATCTGCTGGTAGCCCACCGGCTTGCGTTGCCCGGTGACCACGGCCTCGTTGGCGACGATCGCGAGGCTAAGAAATCGCTTGAGCATTTTTCATTCTCTCCTCGGCATGGACGCACCGCAGCGCCACGTCCGGATGAAAGTCGCTGCGCGGCAGGAACATCACGCGCCGGAAGAATTGCAACAACGCGGGACCGTACCCTTTGGTGATGACATAGCGATCGGCCTCGAGCTCCTGCAGTTGCGCCATCCGCTCCGCCGCCTTCGTCCAGCACAACGGCACCCAGAGCACCCGCTTCCAGAAATGATTCTTCGCGAGATGCCCCGCTTCGTGCAGGAGCACCGCCCATTGCTCTCCCCCCGTCAGGACGAAGAACGACGGCCCCACGATGATGTGTTTGTAGGGAAGCGTCATGGCATGCGCGATGATCGTCAGTCCCTCGAGATAGAACACGGGGTAGCCGTCGCAGGCGTAATCGTCCGGGATGCGATCGACGCCGCAGTTGGAGATCGGCTCGTACTTGATGCCCCGTCGCATCATCCTCTCCCCGGCATCCCCGGCATGGCGTCCGCCTGGATCGCACCCGGCGGGTTCTGCGCCGGACGCGGACCGCCGGGGGCGGGCATCGCGCCGGGACGAGGGGTTCCCGGCACGCCTGGCCCCGCCCCACCCGGTGCTCCGGGCAGACCTTGCTGCGGCGGCGGACCCATCGCCATCTCGCGTTTCTTCTGCAGCTGCGCCATGTGTTTCTGCATGTGCGTCTTGAAGTAGCCGACCGGATCGCCACTCATCGCCGCGGCCTGCATGTGCGACTGCAGATGCGCCGGATCGTCGTCGGCTTCATGCACGTCGACTTCGAATCCGTTCCAGAGCATCTCGTTCTCGATGACCGGATCCATCTTGAACTGGTTACGCTGGTCGAGCAGGATGCGCGGCGCGATCTCGGGACCGAACGCCGTCTCGGCCAGCATCTCCGCAAACGGGCCGACGTCGAGCGTGCGCCCGTTCAGCATCTGCGGCGGGATGCCCTTCAGCACGTTGACCGCAGCGATCTGCTGCTGGATCCGCTGCATCGTCTGCATGGCTTCGGTGCCGTTCCAGCGGAAGAAGTACTTCTCGCCCCACTGCGGCGGCGGGATCACCTCGAGCGCCGCCTTCTCCCCGATCTCGCCGCGTTGCTCGATCGTGACCTCGTCGGTGCGGTACTGCTGGTCGAACTCGAAGAGCAACTCAAGGAGCGGGTTCAGCACCACGTCCTCGAAGCGCGAGGCGTGATCGGTGATGTTGACCTGCTGCTCCTGCTGCATCGCCCCCATCAACTGGTTGTTCTTGCGCCCCTGCGGCATCTTGCCCATCATCATGTCGTTGACGTCCATCGACTCCCAGATCTGCCGCTTCATGGCGTCGGTGATCTGCATCGACTCCTTCCACAACTGCGGCTGCGTCAGCGGTTTCACGTCGTTCGGTCCCACCGGCCACACTGCAGCAAGACCCATCACCAGCGACGCCCATTGCGGCGCCGCCTGGGGATTCACCGCCCAGATCGGCAGGAGCGAGTACATCGCGCTGTCCTGCCCCATGTTGAAGAAGTCGTTGAGGTTCCACTGCAGGAACTTCACCGGCTCGATCTTCGAGATCCCGAAGAACGAACCCTGGTTGCGCTCCACCGGCTCGCTGACGATCGGAATCTTGCCCGACCACAGAGGATTGCGGATGATGCCGCACACCTCGTCCTTGCCCGAGTAGAAGATGATCGCCGGACACTTCGGCTTGCCCTTGCCGTCGAGCGGCAGCTTCATGTAGACCATGTAGATCAGCGCATGCTTGTCGGTGCCGTCGGTCTTGATGCCGGCGTCGCCCGCGGCCTTCTTCTTCGGATTCTTCTTGTCGCGCTCCTTGTCGGGAATGCAGAATTCCTTGATGTCGGTGTTCTCGGGCAGGATGATCACGCCCTCGTCCACCATCATCTTGACCTTCTCGCGCGACAGCCGCAGCTTCACCCCGACGGCTTGCGCCTTCTGCAGATCCTGGCAGGTCGGCGGGATCACGACGAGATCCTGGGTCGCGAAGTCCACGATCTCCGGACCCTCGTCGGTCACCTCGACCTCTTCGGTTTCCTCGTCCTGATCGAGGATGCCTTCGACGTCGAGCTCCTCGCCGTCCATCTCGAGCGAGTTGCTCTCCACCAACTGCGTGGTGCGGCGCTTCGACTTCGTCCAGTCGACCATCACGTTCCACTGCCCGGTCACATCCCCCGCGACCAGCACGGTGCGTACGATGGACTTGAGCCGCGTCTGGCGGATGTAGTGCTCGAGCAGGGACAGTTGCGTCCACGGCGTCTTGTGGTCCGACGACACCGCTTCGACATGCTTGTTGTTCGCGGGAAAGAGTTGCTTGAGCGCCCGCTTGGTGCGCGCGTTGACCGCGTCGCGCACGGCGGGGATGTAGCAGGTGGCGTTGCCGGAGTACTGGGCGTTGTCGTCAACCTTGCAGTTGAAGATGTTCCAGAACTCCTCGATGTTGTTGTCCTGGTCTTCCTTGTTGTCCCAGGCCTTGCGAACGGTCGTGTAGTACTCCTTGGCGTCCACGAAGGCGTCGTGCTCTTCCTGATCTGCCCAGTTCTCGATGTCCGGCTTCTCGCCGGGAGTCGCGTCTTCGCCCGCGAAGGCGTCTACGACGTCAGACGGAGGTTGCTTCTTGCGCTTCGCCATGGCCCCATCAGATCATCTGATCCGAGAGGCGTTTCACCGTCTTGCGCGCCCGCGCGGCCACCCCCGACTGGCGCTTGTTGTGCGCCGCGGGACGCACCACCCGCCCGACGTTGTCGGCTTCCCCTGCTGACTTCGGGCGGCGACGGGCGTTCTGTTTCGCGAACTGGAACTGGGCGAGTCCTTCGCCGGGGAGCGACTTGCCAAGCGATCCGCCCTTGGCGCGCTTTTCCTTCGTGCGGCGGTTGCCGCCCTTGGTGCCCGCGAAGACGTCCGCCCCCGGATGCGTCGGCAGGGTGACGGCCTTCGGCTTGTGCGCCATCCTGCGGTGTTTGCGCGCGGCCATGCTCAGATCACCGTATCGTGACTGAACTTGCCCCGCTTCTGGGTCGACGCGCGGCGCGCGGTCTTCGCTGCGGTTCGGATCGGGCGGTTGCCACTCTGCACCGTGGTGTTGGCCTTGTCACGGCCCATGCCCCCGCCCGTGCTGCCCTTCTTCGTGTTGCGGTGATGATCCTCGCGGAACACCGTCGCGGTGGGCACCTTGGCGTGCGGCCCGGAGGGAGGTTTCTTCCCGCGCCCGTGATGCTTCGGCCCATGCCGTCGCTTCATGGTCATCCTCCGCATCGCCATCGAGGCGCCTACTGCTTCGACAGCGTCTTGCGCCCGTAGACCTCTTCGCGCATCTTCCCGCTCTTCAGCACATCGGGGATCCGCGTCGGCGTGCCGTGCGTGCCGCCCTGCTGCTTGCACTCGAAGAACTCGACCGGATTCTGCGTCGGCGCCTTCTTCGGCATATCGCGAGAGACTGCCATGGGAACTCCTCGGTTAGAACCAGGGGCGATAACGCGGGCATCATGCGCGCGGGGTTTCCGGCATGTCAAGTCCGCCGCACCGGGTGCGAGGTCACGTACGCCGCTCCCCCGGGCGAGTAGGCCACGTTCGCCCCCTTCGGGATCCCCGAGCTCACGTCCTCCTGCCGGTCGAGCCGCGCAATCATGCACTCCAACGCCTCGGCCACCAGCCGCGATACCCCGGACTCGGGTTCAGCGGCCTGCCGGCCACCCTTCTCGACGGGATAGGCGTAACCCGCCGCCAGGGCATTGAGGCAGAGTCGGGCGTCACGATCCACGATGAGCAACTGCTTGTCGTGCCACTTGGTCCGAATTCGCTCCGCGAGCGCGCCCCGCGCCGCTGCCACATGCTCGCCGCGCAACGGAACGAAACGCTCCGCGCGCAAAGCAGGAACGAGCGCAATGCGCTGCCACTGATCGAACGTCTCCGCGGGAACCCAATGCTGCAACGACGCCAGCGGGTATGAGGAGCGGACTTCGAACGCGATCGTCTTGACCACATCTGATATCGCCCCGGTGCCGCTCCAGTCCTTCGAAACACAAAGACGTCGACCATCACGCTGCACGGCGAGTGCCACAACCTCGGAAGCCGATGCGTTCCACGCCACGAATACGTCCTCGCCGCGATTGACATTCGGCGCGTCGCCAATGTTGTTGCCACTGAAGTCCGCATACACGACATAGCCTCCGAACAAGCGCAATGAATACGCCAAGGCATTCAGCACATCCCGCGGCCCCGACGGAAAATTCGAAAACTCCGCCACCAGCTGCGCATGCGCCGAGCGCCCCCCCACCAGCACGATCTCCTTCGCCGCCGCAAACGGCTGCAAGCCAAGAATGAACTCCTCCTTCGAGCGATCCTGCGGCGCCTGCAGCGCCACCAGCGGCAACACCTCGCCCCGCCGCAACATCGCCAGGCGAATCGGCTGCAGCAACCACTCGTCCAGCGAATTCTTCTCCACCGCCATCTTCACCGGCGCATGCCTCAACTGCGTCGCAAACATGTCCTCGAGCACCGCATCCGGCTTCCAGTACTCGCCCCCGCTCTCATGCACCACGATCTTCGAACCCAACTTCGACACCACCACCTTACCGCACCGATCACTCCGATCAAACTCCTTCGTCCGCCGCTCCCGCGTCGTCCGCGACGGATCGTAAATCACATACTTCGGCATCCACGCCCACGGCGTGTACTCCCACTCCACCAGCATCTCCTCACGAAACGGCTTCGACTCCGGATTCACCGCCTGCAGCATGTACGCCTGCAAAAACGCCCCACTCATCCCCGCCCGCTCAAACCGCCTCTGCTCCGCCCTCACCCACTCCATCGGATAGCGCGCCGGCCACGTCGCAACCGTCCGCTCGTCCTCCGGATCCCCATTGCAGATCGGCCACCCGCGATACAGCCAGTCCTCGTTCGCCGCCAGCCGCGTCACCATGCAGTCCTCCGCCCGCCGCGTCTGACTCACCACAATCTTGCGCCGCTCCTTGTCCATCGCCGGTATCAAATCGTGATACAGCTTGCGCATCGACCCTTCCACCGCCGCCCGGTCCCGCACCCGCTCCAGGTTCTCCACGTCATCCAAAAACGCAAAATCAGGCCGGTACTGCCCGTACTTGAACGACTGCAACTCCTGATCCCACCCCCACGCCTGCAACAGCGCCCCACCTCGAAACCACACTTTGTTCTCAATCGCCCGCCGCCCCACCAACGACCCACCAAACACCTTCGCCATCACCTCGTTCGTCTGCAACTCATGCGCGATCGACGCCAACCGCTCGCACGCCTTCTCGTAAGTCTCGCCAAGCAAAAGTCCGTACCGAAA